AAGTAGATTTATCACCAGTTCCTACTGAGGCTCATACTATTTCATTTGATATTATTAAGTATCAAGATAAGTTAACAAGTGCCTCAACAGTTTTAAAAGTTCCTGAACAGCCAGTTATTCTTGGGGCATGGGCAAGAGCAATAGCAGAAAGAGGTGAAGATGGTGGCACACAATCTAGTCTAATGGCTCAAGAAGCTAATGAAGCACTTAAACAAGCAATTATTTTAGATAGTGGTAATACTAAATACGAATCAGATTGGTTTGTAAATGAAAACCATAGTAGTCAATACGCAACAGGATTAAATTTTAGATAATGGCTAAATCTTTATCATATCAACCTTTAAATGATTTTGGTGTTAATGGACTTAACACACAAGACAATCCTGCAACATTAGATCAGAGTTATTTAACTTCTGCTAACAATGTTGTATTAAGAGAGTCTGGAAGAATATCATTTAGAAAAGGTTTTAAACAAAAAGTAGTTCCTACAGGTACAGCAATTGGTTCTATAGTAGAACATAATGATTCTGGAACAAACAAGATATTTGCTAGTCATGGAACAAGTATTTATACGATAGATTTTACATCACCTAATGCTGCATTTCCTTCTAGTGGTGCAGATGTTAAACATACTGTAGCAAATAGTTCGGGAAACTGGCAATTTGTAAACTTTAATGAAAGATTGCATTGCTTTCATTCTGGGGTTGTTCCACAAAGATATGATGGTTCGTTAGGTTCGGGTGTAAAATGGACAGCACACGCTACTGATCCTGCCTCAATAAGTACATTATTTGATCCTAGTTGTGCTATGGGATTTTATGGAAGAATATGGTGTGGCGGTGTAGCAGAAGCTAAAGATGTTGTTTATTACTCAAATCTTTTAGATGGTGATGATTGGACAGGCGGTGATACTGGTTTAATTGATTTAGCAAAAGTATGGGGTACAGATGAGATTGTTGCATTAGCACCCTTCTATGGTAAATTGGTTATTTTTGGCAAAAACAATATAGCAATATATGACTCACCACAAACAGTAGGATCGTTGGCACTTAATGAGGTTATTAGAGGAATAGGTTGTATTAATAGAGATACAGTTCAAGCGATTGGCGATGATTTAGTATTTTTGTCTGAAACTGGATTAAGATCATTGGCTCGCACAACAGAGAAAGATAAATTACCTCTTACAGATTTAACAGTTAATATTAAAGACACTATTATTAGAAATATTGGTCAAAGCACAAATGTTAAAAGCGTGTATGTAGAAAACGAGGGCATATACATTATGACCTTTACTGATAAAAATATTACTTATATTTTTGATTTTAAACATATTACACCTGAAGGTGTGCCTCGCATAACTATATGGTCTTTTGAAGCTGACAGAGAACCTAGTTCTATGATTTATACAGAGTTATATAGTGGTTTATTGGTTGGTCAAAAAGATGGAGGTATAGCTGGATATGAAGGATATTTTGATACCGATCTTGCTTGGGTTAGTTCGGCAGCTAGTTATACTAATTCTACTATTTCTGCTGATGTATCTAGTATATGGATTAGAATGGGGGAAAACATTGCCGCTTCTTTACTAAAGAAAATGATTTTAGTATTAGAGGGTGGCTCTGGTGCAACATTAGTTTTAAGGTGGTATAAAGATTTTAGTATGATTTCATCAGCAACAACTGAGATTTCATTACGACCTGCTACAACAGGTAGTACAGCATTATGGGGTGCATCTACATCATTATGGGGTGATGTAAAATATACACCCATATATGGTTTACAAGAATATACAACGCCATTAACAGGTAGTGCAAAACATTTAAAACTTAATTTATCTATTTTAAGTAATGGATATGACACTTCAATACAAGATTTGGCAATAATTTCAAAACAGGGGAAAATAAGATGAGTGATTATACTTTAGCAGTTAATTGGTCGGGTAAAGATGCACTTTCGGATAGTGATGCTGCGAAAGTAATTTCTGGCTCTGACTTTAATACTGAATTTACAACAGTAAGAACAGCAGTTAATTCTAAAGCTGATACCAATGGTGATAGTGGAGAGAATTTTGCTAGTAATAACGCAACAGTAGCAGGTACTTTAACTGTAACTGGAATTCCAACTATACCTACAGCAGCAGAAGGAACAAATACAACACAAGCAGCAAGTACAGCTTTTGTAAAGACAGCAGCAGATGCTCTTAATGCAGCAGCTTATCCAGTAGGTGCAATATTTACTACAACTACAGTTTATGCTGATTCAGCAGCAGTTGTTGCAGCAATCGGTGGAACGACTTGGGCAGCCTTTGGAGCAGGTAAGGTACTTGTAGGATTAGATTCTGGTGATTCAGACTTTGATACAGTAAATGAAACTGGTGGTTCTAAAACACCAACTACAGGAAGTCACACGCTAACAACTTCTGAAATACCAAGTCACAGCCATACTTTGACGACTGGCTCTGGCGGGGGTGGTGTTACAGTACAAACAAGTATGGGAACTGCTTCTGGTGCAGGTTCTACTTCAACAGGTAGTACAGGAGGTGGCGGTGGACACACGCACACAAGCAACGCTGTACAACCATACATCGTAGTATACTTTTGGAAACGCACAGCATAATAATTAGGAGATAGAGATATGGCATCACAAGCAGACTATGAAAAAGCAATGGCTAATAGGTATGCGACAACGAGAGTTGGAACTGGAAGAAATGATTATGGATATACAGGTATTCCCAGTAACCAAGCAAGGGGTTATCGACCTACACAGAAAAAGAAAGGTGGTGGTTTTCCTCTAGG